GAAGAAGCAATCGAAGATAACCTATACGACAGACTTGCTGCTAGATACACAAGAGCATTAGCAAGATCTATGTCAAATACGAAGCAAGTAAAAGCTGCAAACGTATTGAACCAAGCGCAAGTTACAACTGTAACAGGTGGTGACGGTAAGTCATTAATTAATAGTGCACACCCACTTGCAACAGGCGGAACTTTCTCAAACGTTCTAGCAACAGCTGCAGACTTAAACGAAACTTCGTTAGAGCAATCATTGATTGATATCGCAGGATTCGTTGATGAAAGAGGCTTAAAAATCGCAGCTCAAGGTGTAAAAATGATAATTCCAAAAGAATTACAATTTACAGCTGAGAGATTAATGAAGTCTCCTCAAAGAACGGCAACTGCTGATAACGACATCAATGCTATCGCTTCTATGGGAATGATCCCTCAAGGTTACAGAGTTAATAACTTTTTAACTGACACAGATTCATTCTTTATCTTGACTGACGTACCTAACGGTTTCAAACACTTTGTTAGATCGCCAATCAAAACTGCGATAGAAGGTGACTTCGATACTGGAAATGTTAGATTTAAAGCTAGAGAAAGATACTCTTTTGGATTCTCAGATCCAAGATGTGTATTTGGAAACGGTAAGTTACCAACTAGCTAATACTAATTAACAGTATTACAATTTGAAGGGGCGGTGTTCACATCGCCCCTTTTTTTATGTATAATGTAAACACCTAGATTAATTAACTTGCAGACTGGCTAGGCAGACGCTATAGAGACTGTAAGTACAAAAACTATAGGAGAAATAAATTATGGCAAATACTACATTCGATGGTCCGGTAAGATCAAAAAATGGTTTTATCAACTTAGGACCAAGTGCAGTTAAGGCTGAAACTTTAGCTACAGATTTAACTGTTGCTGAACATGCAGGAAGACTAGTAACTATGAACCCTGCGGGAACACCTACTGCAATAACAATACCTGCGATTGTATCAACTGCTGATTCTGCTTCTGCAGGACCAGGAAGTGATCCAAATAACGCAAACACAATTGGAACAACTTTTGAAATACTTTTCATTGGCGATTTCACTGGCACAATTAAAACTGCTAACACAGCTGACAAATTTGTTGGTGCTGCTACAGTTGGTATTGATGCATCAGTGGCTGGTAAACAATTCGTTGCAGCAACTGGTGATAATGAAGTTAATCTTAATGGTGAAGCTGGAGCGTCTGTTGCTACAACAGGTGGTCTAAAAGGTTCAAGAATTAAATTTACTGCAATCGCAGCTAACTTATATGCTGTAGAGGGTCAGCTTGTTGGTTCTGGATCAATCGCAACACCTTTTGATGCTCAATAAAGGTTAATTATCTTGGTGGGAAACTTCAGGACTTTTTGATCCTGATACCCACCGAGACCAAATATAAGGAGAATAAATTATGGGTGGATCAAGTTTTTCATCAGACCAGTCGAGTGCTCATGCAACGTCTACAGCACAAATGGTTGCCACAACTAAAAGAGCGAGATTAACTTCAATTCAAGCTAAAGGTAATTCAGCTAGTGGTTCTATCATTTTTAAAAGCGGTGGCGCTTCAGGCACTACAATAGCGACTTATCTTTTTGGAGAAGAAGGTTTAGATATGTATCTTCCAGGAAATGGTATTTTGTTTCCAGAGGGAATACACGCTACTATTGGTGGCACTGGTGGTGTAACAATAACATTTACGTAAGATGAGAAATGGCCGAATAGAAATTATGGGCTATAAGCGTGGGGGAGATACAATGCCTCCACGAAATAAAAAATATTTTCGCCCCACTAGTAAGGGTGCGGGAATGACAGCAGCTGGTGTTGCTAAGTATAGACGGGACAACCCTGGATCTAAACTTAAAACAGCGGTTACTGGAAAAGTTAAACCAGGGTCTAAAGATGCCAAGAGACGTAAATCATTCTGTGCTAGAAGTGCAGGTCAAATGAAGAAGTTTCCAAAAGCAGCTAAAGATCCTAATTCAAGATTAAGACAAGCAAGGAGAAGATGGAAATGCTAAAAAAAATAAAAGACAAATTAAAAAAAATTTGGGATAATATCGTTTCTAAATTTTGGGTATAATTTATGGCGCTAAAGATCGGAGAGGAACAAGCTGTGCAGATGCCGATGAAAACGGTTGTCAGTTTGATCGTCATTGTAGCCTTGGGCACTATGGGCTATTTCCAAATCGTTGAACGTCTAAATATAGCAGATACTAAAATTAAGATCATGGAAAAGGATCTTGAGGAGAACACGGAGTTTAGAATAAAATGGCCTCGTGGTGAAATGGGATCTTTGCCCGCAGATAGCGAGCAATACATGATGTTGGAGGATTTGTATAAGTCCGTAGATAAGATCAATGCACAACTTGATAAAATGATGAATAACAGAATAAACATAGAGTTTTTACAAAAACAAATGGATAAAGTTCTTAAAGATATTGAAGCGTTAAAAGATAAAAATAGAGATATGTATTATAACGGAGGAAAAAATGGTAGCTGAAGTGGTAGCCCTTCTTATGTTCATAGGGCCAGAAATTAAGGAGCATCGTATCCAGCCAGAGGGTATGGCCCAATGTCTCCGCCATAAGCGTATCGCTGAGAGACAGTATAAACCTAATATTCAATATAAATGTATTAAATCTCAAGCTGAGTTAGAAGAAAATGTTGATGGCACAAAAGCTATTAAAAAGTTGATATTAAAATAATGGAACCAATTTGTTATATATTTTTAATTCTGTGGATAATAGGAGTTTCTGAATAATGGAAAATTATGTAGTAGAACCTTTTTTACCAATAAACACAATTATAGCATTTATTTTATTATGTGTAGTAATTTATTATGGACTCAATGATAAATGAAATATACACTAGTTTTGATTATTTGTTCTCAGTTGCAGAGCGACTGTTACCCACCCTTAATCTCACATAAAGAGTTTCCAACAAAATATGATTGTTTACAGGAAGGATATAAAGAGTCACAAACAATTTTAGATGGTATAGGACAGGAACAAGTTAATACATATGATATAATCGTAAAGTTTACTTGTCAGGAAAAAAATGAAAAAACTATATGAAAAAAAATTTACTTGTTCATAAACATTTAATTATTAGAGCTGAGGCAAGTAAACCTCCTACTGATGAAGAGCAATTAAAAGAATGGATGACTAGATTTATAGAATCTATCAACATGAAAGTATTCATGGGGCCTTATGTGAAATATTGTCATATGCAGGGAAATAGAGGTATAACTGCTGTAGCTATAATTGAAACATCGCACATAGCAATGCATATTTGGGATGAACCAAAACCTGCTTTAATGCAAATGGATGTTTATTCTTGTGGTGATTTTGATGAAAAAGATATATGTAATAAAATAATGAAGGATTTTGATATACATAAAATTGAATATAAGTATCTTAATAGAGAAACTGGGTTGAACGTAATAGATTAAAATAATGGCTTACCTAAACATTAACATTCCAACTATTTATGCTAAAGTAAAGAAGGAGTATTTATATGATTTGGATCCTAAATATAAAAAAGAAAGTTTGGACTGTATTATCTTTGGTTTGGCAAGTCTTACAGGTAAAGCCCTCTTATTTCATTGCATGTTACCAAACGGTGCGTGTTATTGGCGTTTGCCTATCTCAGCGTTTTTCCAAAAATCGTTTCATAGATCCGAAGTGCCAGATATGTCGGTTGACGAGCTGGAATTGTGGAACTGTTTCAGTTATTATCCTAGTATTACTGAGTTTGATTTTTTAGGAGGCATGCGAGGTAAATTTCTCGGTAAAGATAAAAAATTTTATAAAGGAGAATATTTATTTACCGTAGATTGGGGGACACCTGAAGTTAATGAGATTGATACTGAACATTCTGAAATACCTCAAGAACATAAGTGTGCACATGTACTGGAACTTGATAACGGTAATTATGCTGCTCAGCCTAATAATCGTATCTTGTGGAGCATTTCTAACTATACTACTGATAGATCTTGGCCAGACTATAAAGTGCAAAACACTTACTGGACTGTTGAAAATAAAGACTGGACTACAGAAGATACAGACAAAATGTTTTACCAAATAGAAAAGGACAAAGAATGAATGTCCTAGATGACTTCCTTCCACAAAAAGATTTTATTGAATTAAAAAAAATAGTTATGAGTGATTTCTGTCCTTGGTTTTTTACAGAAAGTTGTACACTACAAAAATCAAAAAACGATCCAGACTTTTACTTTTCACATATAATTTATATAAAAAATCAACCTTGTAGTGATTTTTTTAATATTTTTAATGAAAAATTAATAAAAAAATTAAACCCCTTTAGTCTTGTAAGGATAAAATTAAATTGTTATCCTAGAACAAGTGTTTTAACAAATCATCTACCACATGTAGATTTTGATAGACCACATAAAAATTTTATACTTAGTTTTAATACTTGCGACGGGTTTACAAGAATGGAAGATGGAACTAAAATTGAATCGATTGAAAATAGAGCTATTTTTTTTGATGGAGGAATAAAACATAATAGCACAACTTGTACAGATCAAAAAGCAAGGTTTAATATCAACATTAATTATTTATGAAATTAACTGCAAACATAACTTTAGACGAGCTTACTAAAAGCCAAATAGCTGAACGAAAGGGAATTAATAATAATCCTAATCCTGCACAAATAGAAAATTTAAAAGCATTAGCTACAAATATATTGCAACCTGTGCGATCTCATTTTTCTAAACCTCTTATTATATCCAGCGGATTCCGTTGTGCTCAGCTCTGCGTAGAAATTGGTAGCAGTGTGAACAGCCAACATGTAGCAGACAACGGCGCAGCTGCAGCAGACTTTGAAATACCTGGTGTAGATAATAGAGAGCTAGCTCTTTACATTAAGAGTGAATTAGAATATGACCAGCTCATTTTAGAATTTTACAAAGATAACGAACCTACTTCAGGCTGGATACATTGTAGCTATTCAACTAATTCTAATAGAAATCAATCATTGCGAGCTATGAGAGAAGATGGTAAGGTGATTTATAAACCCTGGTTAGAGTAATATGGCAATAACAAGAGGATCTATTCCAAAACAAATCGAAGGCAAAATGAGAGGTGCCAGAGATGAAAAAGAAAAAAAACGTAGAGTTATCAAAGCTATTAAACTTAAAACAAATCCTAAGTTTAAATCCAATCGCAAAAATCGTAAGGTCTAGTTTCTATTCACCAAAAATGGTACAATCTAAAAAGTTGTACAACCGTAAAAAGGAGAGAATTAACACTCTCAAAGCGGCCGCTAAAAAATATGAATAGAGAAGAAACAAATAAAAAGAAAATAGTTAAGTATGTTCAAGAAAGATTTGAAGATGCTAAGCAAATGTCTATGTTCAAATTTTTACGGCAAGAAGTAGAAGTCAACGGAACAGGTACACATAAGTATAGAATTAAATTCGGACCTAACAAAGGAAAAGTATTATGACAAAATTATGTCCAAGAGGTAAAGCCGCAGCAAAAAGAAAATTCAAGGTGTACCCCTCAGCATATGCTAACGCCTACGCTTCTAAAATTTGTGCTGGTAAGATCAAAGATCCATCTGGAGTCAAAAGAAAAGATTTCAGAGGTCCAAAACCTGCAGCTAAAGGTGGCATGATGAAAGCTAAATCAGGTAACATGGCAAAAATTAATAAAGTAGTTAAAGGTTTAGAAAAAGCGTCTAAGTTACATTTAGGACAGGCAAAAATTTTAAAAACAGTAAAAGCGACTACTGGAACATTTGCAAGTAAGATGCAACCTTATGATGGTAGTTATGTACAAGGTGATTTAGCTGGACAAAAAGTTTCTAACCCTAGTTTAGTAAAATACTACAAAGATTTGATAAAATAATGGGAAAGAAAAAAATATTACCTGATTATTTAAAAGGCACTACAGTTGGTGGTGGTGTGCAAGTTTATGATGATGAATATGTAACTTCACCAAGAGTAGATTTTAGTATTAAAAAGAAAGGTATCACTGTAGGTGTTAAGGGAGAAAAACCTTTTAGTAAAATTAATAAAGAAAACATAAATAGTATTTTAGGTTTAAATATTACCAAAGAAGGAAAAAGTTCTAGTTTTGGAATAGAGGGAACAAAACAAGGTAAAAGTAAAAACATAGGATTTACTTTTTCTAAAAGTTTTAAAAAAGGAGGGCTAAAAGAATGGTTCAAACAAAATTGGGTAGATATTGGGAGCAAGCGAAAAGATGGTTCATTCGCAAAATGTGGTCGTTCAAAACAACTTGCGGATGCGAAACGGAAGTATCCAAAATGCGTGCCTCTAGCGAAAGCGAGACGAATGACAGAAAGTCAAAGAAAGTCTGCCGTTGCCAGGAAACGGGCCGCTGCCAATGTGGGACCTAAGCCAACAAATGTTAAGACATTTACTAAGAAATACTATGGTGGTATGATCGACGTATGAGCAAATTTAAAAGAACAAACAAGCAAGCATCTCCTCAAGGAAAAAAGGTAAGAATTTTTGACCTATATCCAACTGGTGTTTATGGCAAATTTAAAGCAAAAGATTTTAAAGGCGTAATAAAGTCATCAAAAAAAGGTAATAAAATAGGTGGAGTTATCAAAGCTAGTGAAGGAGTAAGTGTAACGCCTAAATTAACTGATTATACGAAAAATTTACTTGGTAAAGCAGATAAAGGTTTAGGTAAAGCTATTACACAAGGTAAAGGTTTACTTGGAAGTGTAAAAGAAAAAATTGCAAGAGCTGGTAAAATAATGAAACAAGGCCCAAGTGCAGCTATTACTAAAGCAGGTCCAGTTAAAGACTTTGCTATTGCAAAAGAGGCAGCTAAAGCATCTTTTAAACCACCAACTAAAACACTTTCTTCTGGTAAGTCAAAAGCTTTGGTAACAAGTAGAACAGCTAAATTATTTAAAGCAGCCAGATTTGCAAGAGCTGTTACACCAATAGGAGCAGCATCCATAGTGATAGGCGCAGCTTTGAAGAAAAGAGATCCTAAAGCAGTAAAAAGAGATAGAGATTTTTATAAAGGAAAGAAGTACAAAGATGTGGGTTTTGAAAATATGTTAGATTATAGTAAATTAACTTCAGCCCCAACAAGAAAAAAAGGTGGGGTAATTTCCTACAATAAAGGAGGATTTAATTATGCCATTAACAAAAAAAGGTAAAGAGATTATGAAGTCTATGAAAAAACAATATGGAAAGAAAAAAGGTGAAGAAGTTTTTTATGCTTCTAAAAATAAAGGCACTATTAAAGGTGTAGAAAAAGCATCAGAGGGTAAGATGATGAATTTTCAAAAATTTGTGAGGAAAGAATCAGGAGCTCAAGTTTCTGAAAAAGAGTTGAAAAACCTAACAAATAAATATTTAAAAAAACTCTCTGGAGCTGCAATCTCTGAAGCTGAAATGAAAAAAATAAAAGATAATATGAAAACGGGTACAAAACAAATATTATCAGAAAACCCTATTTCAGATATGGCTGCAAAAAAAATTATTTCAAAAATGAAAAAAGGTAAAATGGCTAGAGTAAAAGCAGTAAAAGCTGGTTTAGAGAAAGCCTCAAAAACACATGCTGCACAAGCTAAAACTTTAGGGACTGTTTTGAAAGCAGCAGGTGGTGGATTAAAAGAAGCAACAAAAAGATTAAAAGCACAAGGATATAAAGGAGGGAGTATGGCATTGAAAAAAATACCAGAAGGACCAGAAGGTGCGGGTTTGAGAGCATTAAAAGCAGAGAGACCTGATGTAACTAGCAAAATGGGTTTTGCAAAAAAAGGTAAAATTATGAAAGCTTCTATGGGTAAATCTGTAAGAGGATATGGAGCTGCTAGAACTTCAGGATCAGGTTTACAAGATGAAGAATTAATACCGGGAAAGTCTTTAGATTATTATAAAGACTTAATGTAATGAATTATGGCTACGTCAGGAACTACAGCATTCGATTTAAATATCGATGATATTATTGAAGAAGCATATGAGAGATGTGGTATACGGACTAATAGTGGAAGAGATTTAAGATCAGCAAGACGTAGTTTAAATTTGTTATTTTCTGAGTGGGGTAACAGAGGGGTACACCTTTGGAAAGTTCAACTTAATGAAGTTGCATTAGTTGCAGGGCAAGCTACTTATTCTGTAGCTAGTAATGTTAGTGATGTTTTAGAGGCATACATCTCAACTACAAATGCTGCGGGTAACACCTCATCAACAAATGATATTTCATTAACAAAAATTGATAGATCAGCATACGCAGCTTTACCAAATAAATTACAAACGGGGCAGCCCTCACAATATTTTGTTGATAGACAAATTACACCTACAATTAATTTATATTTAGCTCCTGATGCAAGCACATTTACCACCCTTAAATTCTACACTATAAATAGAATTGAGGACGCTGGTGCCTATACAAATCAAGCTAATGTTTCTTACAGATTTTTACCATGTATGTGTTCTGGATTAGCTTATTTTTTATCTATGAAAAAGACTCCTAATCTAACACAAAATTTAAGATTAATTTATGAAGATGAATTACAAAGAGCTTTAACTGAGGACGGTCAAAGAACTTCAGTATACATAACGCCACAAACTTACTTTGGAGATGGAGTATAATGAGTTACGCAAGAGGTAAAAGATCAAAAGCAGTTTCAGATAGATCAGGACAATCTTTTCCTTACAGAGAAATGGTTAAGGAATGGAATGGCTCTTTAGTGCATATTTCGGAATATGAAGCTAAACATCCACAACTAGATCCACCTTATCATAAGGCAGATCCAATAGCTTTATTAAACCCGAGATCAATGAAATTTCAACAGCCACAGACTGTTACATCTAATGATATTACAGTAGCTGATTCTGGTGGAGCATCTGTTGGCGTTGCAAATTTAACTTTGCCTGGAGATTTTGCATTTCAAGTATTTAATCAAGAAGTCACAGATGATGGTATTACTACACAAATTTCATCTATGACACCTAGAGATCCTTCTCTACAAAACAGAAGGAGAGAGGCTTCAGTTATTTTAGGTAATATAACAGTGAGTATTTCATAATGGCTATAACACATGCAAATTTTTTGACACAAGTAAGAGACTACACTGAAGTAGATAGTAATGTTCTATCAGATACTCTTTTAGATCAGTTTATTAGAAATACAGAATTAGATATCGCTGGAAAAGTTGATTATGATGATCTTCGAAAATATGCAACGTCTAATTTTACTGCTGCTAATCGTTATGTAAGTATGCCAGCTGATCTTTTAATAATAAGATCAGTTCAAGTAATAGATGGAGGCACTAGAGTTTTTTTAGAAAAAAGAGATACTAGTTTTATTTCGGAATTTAATAGCAGCGGATCTCAAGGGACTCCAAAATATTATGCAAATTGGGACGAAACAAATATTCTTGTTGCACCTATACCAGCAACTGCTGCAGAAATACAAATAAACTATATTAAAGATCCCCCTCATTTTGATAGTTCAACAAATACTTTTATATCTACTCATCAAGAAGCTTTATTACTATATGGTGTCTTAGTTGAGTGTTATGGTTTCTTAAAAGGCCCTGCTGATCTTTACAACCTCTACAGACAAAGGTATGATGAGAGTATGCAAGCTTTTGCTGTTCAACAAATGGGCAGAAGAAGAAGAGGCGAATTTGAAGATGGAGTTCCTAGACTAAAAGTAGAATCTCCATCACCATAAATTTTTATAAGGAGATAACATGGCAATAACAACTAACGCAATATGCAACACTTTCAAAAAAGAACTTTTGGAAGCAACTCACAATTTTAGTAACCCAGGCGGTAATACATTTAAATTAGCAATGTATACTAACTCGGCTGCTTTAGGAAAATCGACAACATCTTTTACGGCAGGTAATCAAGTGACTTCACCAACAGGTGGTTACTCTTCTGGCGGTAAAGCACTTGTAAACACAGGAACATCTTTAGCTACTAACACTGCTATAACAGATTTCGCTGATTTATCATTCACAGGTGTTACAATTACTGCAAGAGGTGCATTAATTTATAATGACACCGCTACTGGAGATCCAGCTGTGGCAGTATTAGATTTTGGCGGTGATAAAACTGCATCTGCAGGAACGTTCACTATTCAGTTTCCAGCATTTACAACGAGTGCAGCAATATTGAGAATCGCATAATTAAAAAGGAGGTGCCTGCTATGGCAAACATTACTAATTTGTTTTCTATAGCGGGTCTTCCGTTAGGAGTTCTTCGTGGCTAATACATGGGGAGCGCAAACATGGGGTGCAGGTACTTGGAGTGATCAAGACTCTAACGCTGCTGCTCTTTCAGGAATATCTTTATCATCCACTATTGGAACATTAGAATTTGCAGGTTCTGTAAATGGTTGGGGCCGTGGAGAGTGGGGTTCTGGTGCATGGGGTATAACTGGATCTGTTTTAGCTGGTGGTCAATCATTATCTGCAAGTCTAGGTTCAATATCAGTTGATGCAAAAGTTGAAGTTGGTTGGGGCCGAGGCGGTTGGGGTAACAGAGCTTGGGGAGAAACTTTCTCAGTTGCTGCAACAGGACAACAAGCTACAATATCTCAAGGAACTGCAATTGGTAAAACAGATTTTACAGCAGTTGTTTCTGGTTTAGATTTATTAACCATCACACAAGGTTTAAACTCTATACAGATAGATGGTAATGTAACTGTGTTTGTTGGTGAGGATGCTATGCAAAGTTCAATTGGAACTTTGTCAAGTGTTACTGGGACAGCACTTGTTGAACCATCAGGTCAGGCTTTATCAGGTTCAATTGGTCAAGTAGTTCCTGAGCCAAAAATACCTGTTGATGTAACAGGTATATCTTTAAATGCTAGTTTAGGTAATATAACATTAATTCAAACTACTGTAGAATCTGTTTCAGGGCAAGCATTAGCTTTATCCCTAGGTTCCGCTACACCAGTATCCGTTTACCCCGTTACAACAGCTGGATTATTAACTGGCTCAGTTGGAAGTGTGGTTATAAACGCTGCTGCGAATGTAGATGTTTCTGGTATAGGCTTGACGAGCAGTATTGGTTCGGTTAATATTACGGCATGGAGTGAAGTCAATCCAGGTGTTAACAATAATTGGACCGAGGTTGATCGAGCAGCCTAATTTTGATATTATAGGAGACATATGGCATCAAGTTATTCAACAGATTTAAAACTAGAATTAATGGTAACTGGCGAAAACGCTGGTACATGGGGTGATAAAACAAATACAAATTTAAATTTAGTACAACAAGCTATTGCAGGTTTTGAAGAAGTTACACTATCAAGTGGTGGAACTTTAGCATTAGCTATGACTAACGGTGCATTATCTAATGCAAGAAACATGGTCATAAAATTTGCAACTGCATCAATTGCATCAAGCACAGTTTGTACAATCCCTGATAGCATAGAAAAATTTTACATATTTGATTGCACAGGTTTAACAAACCCAACTAACTTAACTATTAAAACAGCTTCTGGAACAGGTTTCTCTCCTGACAGAGCGGCACTTTTTGCAGCTTATTCAGACGGCACAAATTTAAAAGAGATTTCTTTAGATACTTTAGGTGGAACAATCGGTACACTTCAAGTTGCAGACGATGCAATCACTGCTGCTAAAATTTCAAACAATGCAGTAGTAACTGCTGGAATTTTACAATCAAACGTTACACAAAATAAAATGGCACCTAATTCAGTAGGAACTGCTCAAATTATTCAATCCAATATAACATTAAATAAAATGGCACCTAACTCTGTTGGTCCAGCTCAATTACAATCAACTGCTGTAACTGCAGGGTCTTACACAACAGCATCAATCACAGTTGATGAAGACGGAAGATTAACTGCGGCTTCATCAGGTGCGGCAGCAGGCGGAGGTTTCCAATTAGCTATTGCTTCAAACGGACCTGACACAGGTAATTTTACAGCTAATCCAGCTACGAATATTTTAACAGCATTTGCTGCTGGGGGTGGTGGCGGAGCGGGTAGAGCACCATCGAATCAACAAAACACTCAACCGGGTGGATCAGGTTCAGTCGGTTACTTCATTGCATCAATCTCACAACCATTTGGACCAGTGCCGTTTGTAGCTGGTGGTGGGGGAACACAAGGCCCGTTAGGTAATCCAGGTGTAGATGGAGGAACATCAACTGTAGGCAGCACTAATATTTCTGCACCAGGTGGTGAGGGAGGCCCGCAAAATAACCCAGGTCAAGGATCAAGTAATACTATTTCTCCAAGTCCAACTCAATTTAACATGAAAAATAATTTGTTTTTTGATAGAAATGTAAGTCTTGGTACACCAAATCCTTTTACAGGTAATTCTGGAGAAAGAGGATTTTTATTAGTATACGAAAACATAGCATAATAATATGGCAACAGCAATTTTTAAAAAAAACAATAAAACTTTTCATAAATGCATAGCTAACGCAGGAGATGTAATTGAGTGTGGCTTAGACAATACAGAGTGGTATATAAACGTAGAAATTTCTAACGCAGATTTCACAGCCATAATTGACGGAATTAAATATCCTGTATCAGTAAACGAATCAAATGAAATTACATGGGCAGAAAACCTTAATCTCGATCAAGAAACTATGGGAGAAAATGCTTTCAAAAATGAGAGACTTGGACTTATAAGCATGTGTGAAAATCATTTAAATGCAACAAAATATGTAAACTATTCAAGAAGAGATGCTATTGAAGCATATAAAAATTGGTTAAAAGAATTAAATCTTGATTCTATTACTTATCCAATAACAGGAAGATTAGAAGATTGGGTAACTGCTCAGGGTGGTACACCTGTTTCTAAAGTAGAAATAGCATAAACATTTACAAATCCATTATATTTGATATATATCTTTTATGTTTGATAACAACATAAAATTTACTGCCCCATTTACAGATATTGAACACCCCATACCTGCCAAAAGAAATATTCCTAAATGGTTTAAAAAATTAGAACATAGGGACGGTCATACTACTGTAAAAGGTTGTATTCCTTTTTTAGATTCTTTAACAGCAGGATATATAATTAAATCTCCCATCGATCTTAAAATAAGACATAATGTTATCAATCCTAAAACTGGGCAAAAAGATGGAGAGCAAGAAAGTTCTCTAGCAGATCATTTACCTAGTCTTAGTGCAGTGGGTTTAGCTGTAAACCAAAAACCAGAGTGTCATCCAACTTTTCAAGTAGCAGGAAGTCCTATGTTAGAAAAGAATCAGAATTTACCAATACATAAATTTATTAATCCTTGGACTATACGTACTCCAAAAGGATATTCATGTTTATTTGTACCACCACTTAATAATAGAGATGATCGGTTTGAAGCTATTTCGGGTATTGTAGATACAGATATCCACAAGCTACCTGTTAATTTTCCTTTTGTAGTTAATAGCGATAAATATCCTGTGTTAGAAACTATTATAAAAAAAGGAACACCTATTGTACAAGTAATACCCTTTAAAAGAGAGTCATGGATAATGTCTGTTGAAAAACAAACATTTAAAAGTTATAATTCTGAAATTGTCAAATTTTTTACAACATTAATGGATAGATATAAAAATAACGTCTGGCAAAAGAAAAAATGGAATTAAAAAAATACATAAAAATTATTGATAACTCTTTGCCTTTAGAAGACATTGCTAATTTAGTAAAATTTGTAAAAAAATTAGATTATAAAAAATCTAGAGTTGGTGCTCAAGGTCATATTAAAGAAGATGTGCGAAAAGTCCATGATTATGGTTTGGAAAATTTGAAACCATCTTTGACTGAAGCTAAATGGAGTAATTTTCTTAGATTCTTTTTTGTTAGTGCAATAAAAAGATATATTAATGATACAGTCAAAAAAAATCCTCATGAGATAAGCACAGGTATTGTAAAAGAAGTTACAGCTTTAAAATATGAAGAGGGTGGACACTATATATATCATACAGATTACTTTAACGAACAGCCAAGACAATTTAGTTTAATATTAATGTTAAATAATGACTTTGAGGGAGGAGAAATAACTTTTACGACACCCTCTTACGAAAATGAATATACAATAAAAAATGCTCCTGGGAGATTGCTAGTTTGGCCAAGTAATTTTATGTTCCCACATAAAGTAAATAAAGTTACTAAAGGAACTAGATTTAGTATAGTAGGGTGGTCTCATTAATGAATACATTGGAAAAAGATTTATACTTAGTTAAAGAAAACTTTTTATCAGAGGGTGAAATAAAAGTATTAACTCACTATTCTAAACTTACACATAGATTAAATTTTGATCAATTTGATTCTCAATCACACTTTGATACTGGAATATATTCTGATAGAGTTTTTGAAGCTCTTATGATGTCTAAGAAAGAGCTTATGGAAAAATTAACAAACAAAAAATTAATACCTACATACAGTTATTGGAGAATGTATACTTTAGGTAATTGTTTAAAAATGCATTCTGATAGACCTTCTTGTGAATATAGTGTGAGTGTTATGATAGCTTCAGATAAAACACCTTGGCCTTTTGTTGCTGGTAATACAGAATACTTGCAAAAACCAGGCGACGCAGTTATATATAAAGGATGTGATCTACCTCATGGAAGACCTACTGCGTTTGAAGGAGATTATCACGCTCAAGTTTTTTTACATTACGTAGATGTAAATGGACCTAATGCAGAATGGGCATTCGATTCTAGACCTTGTTTAGGATTAGATGCATCACACAAAACAAGAGGTAAAAAATAATATGAAAATTGAATACAGACCTGAAGAAAAATCTATATCTTTTTCTTGGAAGGAAAGATTACTTATATTAACAAGAGGTAAGTTAGTTTTCGCACCTGTAGATTTTAAACATTTTTGTAATTGCTTATTTAATCTTCTTGTAGAATTTCAAAAAAAGTTTGATCCAAAACTACAAAAAATTTCTACTAATCCAAATGATGATATTAAGACCTCATAAAAGTAGATAAAAAGTGGTATGAGGCCAATCTATATCTTGCCTAGTATTTTTGTTATAATCTAAACATGGCTTTAGCAAAATATAAAATAGCACCTGGATTCGATAAACAATCAACACCAGCAGACGCAGAGGGTCGTTGGGTTGATGGAGATAATGTTAGATTTAGATACGGAGAACCTGAAAAAATAGGTGGATGGGAAGCTTTAGTTAATCAAAAAATAGTAGGAGCTGCCAGAGGTCAACACGTTTGGGCTGATACTGATGGAAAAAGATATGCAGCAATTGGAACAAATAAAGTTTTAATTATTTATTACGAGGGAGCTTTTTATGACGTCACTCCTTTAGAAACAGATAATTTTTCTACAGGTGCTAGTATTTCGACGACGGGTGGGTCTGCTACAGTAACCATTAACACAAGCGGCGCTCACAATCTTGAAGTAGGAGAGATTACAACTTTTGCAAACGCTGGTTCATTCACATCTGCAAACACAATTTACACAGCAGCAGATTTTGATGATCAACTTTTTGAAGTGCAATCCGTACCTACTACGACTTCATTTACAATCACAATGCCTCTCTCTGAAACCAAATCTGGTGTAACTACTAACGGAACATTAGATGTACGACCATATGAACCCGTTGGTCCATTAAACCAAACTTATGGATATGGTTGGGGCACTTATTTCTATGGTGGAAGATCTACAGCTGCTGTAACAACCACAATAAATAACGGGGGTGTGATGTTAGTTGGAGCAACTTCAGTTGTCTTAACTAGCACGGCAAATTTACCTTTAACAAATGGTAAATTAAGAATTGGTTCAGAAGACATGAGCTACACTACTAACACTACGGGGACGAACACAATAAGTGGAATCACTCGTGGTATAAATGGAACGACGGCGGCTGAACACGCTAATGGATCAACTGTTACTGACATAACAGATTTTGTTGGATGGGGTGATGCATCTACATCAAGCACAGTGACCACTGAACCTGCAAACTGGTCACTTGATAATTTTGGAAACGTTTTGATTGCAACCATTCATAATGGAAAAACTTTCACTTGGGATCCGACGTCGACTAACGCTTTGCAGACCAGAGCTGTTATAGGATCCGGAATGCCAACTAGATCAGTGATGACTATTGTATCAGATAGAGATAGACACTTGTTTCATCTTGGCACTGAAACAACGATTGGCACTCCTTCGACACAGGATAAAATGTTTATTAGATTTTCTGATCAAGAAAGCACGAGTGATTACGCACCAACATCAACAAATACCGCTGGTACATTTAGGTTAGATGATGGCACGAGAATTGTTGGAGCTTTCAAAGGTAAAGATTATATTTTAGTATTAACCGATACTGCTGCCTATGAAATGCAGTTTGTGGGGCCACCATTTACTTTTTCTATTCGTAAAGTTGGTTCTAATAATGGCTTACTTGGACAACACGCAGGGACCTTCGCAAACGGTGCAGTTTTTTGGATGGGTAAAACAGGAGGTTTTTATGTTTACGATGGAACTGTAAAATCATTGCCTTGTTTGGTAGAAGATTTTGTATTCACAACAGATGGAAATAATCCTGGACTAAATTACAATTCAGGTCAATTAGTTTTCGCCGGTATTAATGAATTGTACTCTGAAATAAATTGGTTTTATCCGACTTCTGGTTCTGACGTAGTAAACAGGGTTGTTACATATAATTTTGATGAAGCTGTTTGGACAACAGGAACTTTAGATAGATCCACATGGGTTGGATCAACTGTTTATGAAAAACCTTATGCTACTGACTATAATGCATCAGACACTCCTACTTTTCCAGTTATTAATGGTGTTGAGAACGGTGCATCGATTTATTATGCACATGAAGTTGGTGTTAATCAGGCAAACGGAGATGGCACAGAAACAGCTATAACTTCTTTTATAAAATCTGGAGAGTTTGATTTAAATGGTAATCAAGGTGTGCCAGGCGATGGTGAGTTTATTTTAAGTATGAGTAGATTTTTACCAGACTTTAAAAGAATAAGTGGTAACGCAAAAGTAACAATATTTTTAAACTCTTTTCCACAAGGAAGCACTGCATCATCTAGTCCTTTAGGTCCTTTTACAGTCAGCTCTACTACTACAAAAATCAACACTAGAGCTAGGGCTAGATTAGCAGCTGTGCAAATTGAAAATGAAAGTTTAGATGAAAGCTGGAGATACGGTTCATTTAGATTTGATATAAGACCTGACGGTAGAAGATAATGGCTAAAATCACAATACAGATACCTGAACCAAAACCAATTTATACTGAAGAAGATCAAAGACAGATTCAACAAGCATTACGAACACTTCAATCTCAGTTGAACTTCTCTTATGAGAATGATATAAAAAACGATATTAATGCTTTTAACTATTTTTTGTCCTAATGACTATACAATATAAAAACAAAGCTTATAAACAAGCAAGCACAGGTAAAACTACCGTTCTTACATGTCCCACTAATGCAACAATTATAATAAAAAGTATTTATTGTGCAAATAATGATGCGTCATCAGGAGTTCTAGTACAAATGAATTTTGTTGACTCATCAGACTCTAACGCTGAATTTGAATTTTTTAGAGATGATGTTGCTGCAAAGTCACAAGTTAATGCAGCACCACAAGGTTTAAATTTAGAAGCAGGTGATGCTATAACTGTGCAAGCAGCTACAGGCAGTAATACAATACAAGGCCTGATAAGTTATGCACAAATAGATAGATCTCAGGAGAATGGCTAAACAAATAATATTTAGTGATTCTTTATATTCTGAATTTTTATCTAACTCTCAATTAGATAATCACATATTAGAACTTTTACAAAAAGCCATAAAAAGTAAAAATATTAGTAGAAGAAGTAATGTCAATGGTATTCAAACTAATAATGTTCTAGATGAAAAGCTTGTGAATTTTTTTACTCCTGCTATACGAAACGCATTATTTTCATTCAATATAAAAAATTCTTATGTTAAATTTTTAAACGCATGGGTTAATAAAAATACTCAAAACAGTTATAATAATATTCATATTCATCCACATAGTCATTTCGCAATAGTGTATTATATTAAAATTCCAAAGGATCCTGGTTTGTTAGTTTTCAGAAGAAATGATCAAACTGTAGAAATGCAAGCATATGATGAGTTTTTTAAAACCACTGATAGTTTTAATAAGTTTGAAGTGGAACCTAAAAAACAACTATTTATTTTATTTCCTTCTCACTTACAGCATTACGTAACAATTAACAACACAAATGAAGATAGAATAAGTCTATCATGTAACATAAAATTAATTAACAATGGCTAAAAAGAAAGCTCTATTCGGAGTAAATAATTATCATAAGCGTACACCTAAAAAGCGTCCAGGAGTGCACACCAAAAATAAAAATAAAAGAAAACCACGTAGAAAGAAAAGTCGTGGACAAGGTCGTTAAATTATAGTAGTAACAGTTTATGACTGTATATCAAAAAATTAAATGTGAGACTAAAACTATTTATAGAAGTATTAAAACAGGAGAAAGATACGAAACGGAAGAAGCTTTTTTAAAGCAGCATCCTAAAGAAGATTTAGCGACCGATGTAGAAGTTCAAGTGCCTGATTTACCAATATTTACTAAAACACAAAAATGAAACCATTAGGCGGAACAGAACTTCAACATAATTTTTTAGATAAATATGTATCTAAAGATTTATTAAACAAATTTCAAATTTGCACTTCTGTGCCAGGTAAAGTTCCTTTGTCAAAAGATAAAATAAATATTCTTTGGCAGAAAATGGCTACTGATCAACCTCACTATCAACAATTTTTTAAAGACCCTGAAAGAATAAAAGAATATGATTTTTATGTTTTCAATAGTCATTGGAATTATGAACAGTGGAGAAAGACATTTAATATTCCACATGAAAAATGCACTGTGATAAAAAATGGTATTCCTGATATAAAAAAAAGAGACCCTAAACCTAATAGAGATAAAATCAAATTGATATATCACCCTACTCCTTGGAGAGGTTTATCTGTCTTATTAGGAGCTATGCAATTAGTGAAAAACCCTAACATAGAATTAGATGTGTATAGTAGCACTCAAGTATATGGAGATGATTTTAAAAAACAAAATGATCACTTATATCAACCTTTATATGATCAAGCTAAAACTCTAAAGAATGTTAATTATATCGGATATAAATCTAATGAGTATATATTAGAAAACTTACATACTTACGATGCATTTATCTACCCAAATGTTTGGGAAGAAACATTTTGTATATCTGCATTAGAGGCACTAGCTTGTGGTTTATATGTGGCTACTACAGACAATGGTGCATTATATGAAACTTGTTCGGAGTTTCCTGTTTATATACCTATGGATATAAATTTTGAAAATTTAGCTAAACAATTTGCAGCAGTCATAGAGGGTATACCAAATCAAATTAATAGTGAGGGTTGCCACACACATTTACAATTTCAACAGAATTTCTTTAATCATTTTTATAATTGGAAAACTATAGCTGGTTATTGGACCAGCTTTTTGAAAGGAGCATTAGATGCTAAAAGCACTTAAAAAAAGATATGAAGCACAGATAGCTGAATCATCAACGACAATAAATATATACCTTAGTAATTCAGTAGGGATTGGAGAACACCCACAACATCTAGATGAAATAGATAAATTATTACAAAGGATAGTAGATGCAGAGGAAAAAATTAAACTTATTGATAGGTGGGTTGATTAATGCAGGATCCTAGTAAACCTATTTGGTTTAAAAAACCAGAGGAAGAAGAAAAAATACAAGATCCAAAAGCAAAAAAGTTTTCAATATTTGTAGCCACTCCTTGTCATAGTGAAGTATCCATTCATTACTTTCAAGCTTGTTTAGATTTTCAAAAGCAATGTATGAAAAATAATGTATTAGTTTCTTTTCAAATAATGAAGTCTTCGTTAGTGACACAAGGTAGAAATTTATGTGTTTCAAGTTTTATGGAAAGTGGACATACACATTTATTATTTATTGATTCTGATATAGAATTTCAAGCACAATCTATATTTAAAATGATCGCTGCCGATAAAGGCGTCATATCTATTCCTTACCCATTAAAAGATTTTAATTGGCAAAAAGGATGGGATAGAATGCAATCAGGTGATATTAAAGGTCCAAAAGATTTAAAGTTCAAAGGTTTTTATAGATACCCAATGAAGGTAGAACATGAGGATAATATTAGAGTGGATGATAATGGTGTCATAGAAGTTACTCACTCTCCAACTGGCTGTATGTTAATTAAAAAAGAAACCATAGAAAAAATGATTGAAGCTTATCCTGAAATGGAGATTGTTCAAAAAACTGTGATTAACGGTGAAATGATTAATAGACCTTTTTATTACAATCTTTTTGATACATTATTTGATCCTGTGAAAAAAACATATATGGGTGAAGATTTTGCTTTCTGTAAAAGATGGAAGAATATAGGCGGTAAATGTTATGCTTTAGTCACAGATAGGATCTCACATATAGGTGAACATCAATATAGAGGATGTTTTGCTGATGAGTTGATCAAAACTAAGTAAAATGGTAATATTACACAATAACGTTAAAGTAATATTATGGATCCATTTACACTAGCATTAGCCACATTTGGCGTACAAAAACTTCGTGGAAAATCTACTAGAACTGCACTTAAAGATGCAGCATTAGTCGGTGGCGTTACTTATGGTTTAGGAAAATTTGGGGGTATGGAAACATTTCAAAAACCAGCTTTCTCATCTTTAGGTCTTGGTACAGCAGGAGCAGGAGCTGGAGTTACAGCTGGTAGAGATTTGGCTGTGCAACAATCTGGTCGGGTAGCAGCTACTCCACAAAAAGGTTTTTTACAAAAATTACTAGGTGAAAGAGCAAAGAAAGATGCTGCTGGAAATATCATAAAAGAAGGATCAGGATTTAGAGGATTAGGGACTGGAGAAAAATTATTTTTAGGTACAACAGCATTAAGTTTATTACCAGAAGATGTTGAAGAATTTAAACCACCGTTTTCAGAAGAAGATTATAAAAGAGAATACGCACAACAATCAGAAAAATTAAAAGGTGGATTTGAAGCTGCCCCTCAATACACTGGTGGTATTCAATCTTTTGCACCAGCATCTATATACGCTGCTAAAGGTGGATTAGCTGAAATAAAAAAATTTAATCAAGGTGGTATAAATTATTTGCCATCAAAATCTACTCATGATGAAAATGATGTACACAATTATGTAAGAGCACAAGGATATGTTGAAGATGGTGCAGGTAATGGTGACAAAGACGAAGATACCATGTTAGCTCAATTAGCTGACGGTGAATTTGTATCAAGAGCAGATGCAGTATTAGGAGCAGGAATTTTATCTGGTGCATCACCTAAAGACAGAAAAGAAATGAGATCAAAAGGTGCAATCTTTTTCTATGATCAACAAAAAAAATTTAAAAGAATTTTTGATTTAGTCGATGCAAAAAGAGAAAAAACAAATTAAAAAACAAGTTTCGGTTCTTGCGATAGAGCCAAAAGAAATTGAGAAATATTGGAACCTTGTTGAGTTTTTTATTAGACAAGGGATCAAGTATGAAGATAACTGGATATCAGTGCCTCTTTTTAAAAAGTATTTAAAAGAGAATTCGTATCAGTTATTTATTATGTTTGGATCTGATGATGGAGAAAAGCATAAAGTGTTTGGTACTTTTGTAACTAGAATTACAGCTTTACCAAATTTTAAACAAGTAGAGGTCGTTTTGCTTGCAGGAGAAAAAAGGGAACTGTGGCAAGACGAGGTTTCTGAGATGCTTGAACATATTGCTGTTCAATATAATTGTAAGAGAATAGCAGTGTTTGCAAGAAAAGGTTGGGAGAGATTTCTTAACTCAATCGGCTGGGAAACTAAAAGATATTTATTTACGAAGGAGATAAAATGAGTTTTATATTTGGAGGAGGCGGATCGGCACCAGCACCTACACAAAGTGGGTCATCTGTTGTAACACAAAGAGAAGCTCCAGGTGTTGAATCTAGAAAGTTAGCTTTATATGATGAGGCTGCAAAACTAGCTGCACAACCAGTAAATCTACCAGCAATTCAGGCTGCACCAGCAACAGCCGCAGAGCAAGCTGCTTTTCAAACAGCAGGAACGATGGGTACAGGCCAACAAACTGTTACAGCAGGGTTAGGTTCTATATTAGGAGCACAACAAGCAGCAGCAACTCCATTAAATGTATCTCAGTTTATGAATCCTTTTCAACAATTTGTTACAGATGAAATTAACAGACAAGCTGGAATAGCACAGAATAGATTAGCAGCACAAGCCGTTGGTGCAGGAGCATTCGGTGGTGGAAGAGAAGGTGTTGCTCAAGCAGAATTAGAAAGAGCAAGATTAAGTCAAATAGGCTTAGCTCAACAAGCAGGATTTCAACAAGCATTAGGTGCAGCAGAAAGACAAAGATCATTACAAGCACAAACAGGCTTACAAGCAGGCCAGTTAATGGGCGCTTTAGGTGGACAACAACAAGCTCTTAGATTGCAAGATATCAATGCAGCATTACAAGCTGGTGGTGTACAAAGAGGTATAGGTCAAGCAGGATTAGAAGCTGCTAGACAAACTCAATTACAAAGATCTTTTGAGCCTTTCCAAAGAATAGAATTTTTAAAAGGAATTATGACAAATTTACCTACAACACAAAGTTCAATTACAGCAACCACGGCTCCCGGATCTAATCCACTTGCTCAAGCTTTGGGTACTGGCTTAGGTGCGTATTCAGCTTACCAGTTCACTAGACCAGGAGGATAAATGGA